TCAGAGCCTTAGCGGAATCGCCGTCGAGTTTTTTCTGATTTCTAAGTCCCGACAATCTGCCGGAGAACCGCCATGCGCCGATCCCTTCGTGCTACCAAGAACTGGGCATCGACGCCGGACAAGCCGCCGAAGCCGCAGCCGAAAATGTCGAACAAGGAGTTCAGATCCATCTGCGCGCAGCTGGGTCTCAGGGACAACGCCACCGCCTCTGAACTGCTGGGTCCGAACTGGCGGACCTGCCAGCGATATTGGTACGACGAGGTCGCTGTGCCCAATCCGCTGGCGCGACTGCTGCGGCTGGCAGTGCGCCTGAAATTGAGCCACCTCGACCTGCGCAAGGCCGCGGTTCCGCTTGTCCTTCAGGACACTCGACAGATTGCCGGAACGGATTTATGAGTCCCGCAAACCGAAGCGGGGGAATCGAGATGGCGAGATCAGACTGGGCAGCCCTGATCACTGAACCGGCTTCCGAATACACCGCCCACACTGAACTGTGCCGGTTCGGCCTCGCCCCTTATTTGCCGCAAATAAAAAAGCGCCACCCCACCCGCAGCGGCGCGTACGTCATGCGCAATTTTCCGATCTTTCCACGCTATCTGTTCATCCCGATCTCCGATGCCCACCACGCCTCGATACGGCTGGCCCGCGGTGTCTGCCGGTTCCGCCCTCTGCTGGCAGATGACGAGGGTCGGCCGTGGCGGGCACCCCAGAAGACCATCGACGCCGTCCGCCTCGCTGAACAGCGCGGCCTGTTCGACGAGATCCTGCACAAAGGCGACAGCGTCACGCTCGCTTATGGCGTTCTTTCCACAGTCCAATCCGTGATGTCTTCTGATACCACGACCGGCATGATCGAGATCCTGATGCCGCTGTTTCAAGGCTGTCGAGCCACCGTCCAAGCCTCCAAAGTCGTCCACATGTAGCAAGGGCTTGCCAAACCAACACAATTGGCAGTAGGTTTCGCGCAATTCGTGATTTGCCAACTTTCGGGTTGACCGGGTGTCCTCGGAGGCAAGTCCACGAAGGCACAGCGGATGGCCCCAGCCAGACCGAGTCGAGGTAATGCCGAAACCAACACCACGTCCAAAGGCTAGGGTAAAACCCGGCTACAAGCGCAACGGCGAGAAGAAGCAGCCGCCGCCGAAGAAGACGCGGGAAGAAATTCAGGCGGCGAATCTCGCCAAGGTCGAGGCCCGGCACGGTATCACGCCGACACTCGTCTCCACCATGATCCTCAAGCAGCGCGGTCTCCTGACCAACGTCTGCCGCTCCCTCAAAGTGCCGCGCGAGACGCTCAACCGCTACATCCAGAAGCACACGGAATGTCTGGATGCGCTGGAGCACGCCCGCGAGGCGATGGGTGACAAGGCCGAGTCAAAGCTGTTCGAACTGATCGACCAAGGCGACACCCGCTGCATCCTTTTCTACCTCTCGACCGTCCACAAGCACCGCGGCTACGCCATGCGGCCCGGTGACGAAGGCGCGGCAGAGAACGGCTCCAGAGGCCCGGTGTTCGTCGAGACCGTCAACATTGTCGGCATCCCCTCCGGCACGTTCCTGCCGAAGGAGATCGCGCAAAAAGACAACATGGTCATCGAGAATTGAAGGATCTGCATCGGTGAACAGCCCCCTGCACTTCCGACCGCCGGAGCAGGAGGATGTCGATCACGATGGTCACGTCGTCGACGACTGGGAAGACAACGCCCTCTCCAACTCGCTGGCGTGGGCGTCACAGACTTTTCTGAAGAATTGGTGCCAGACGCCGGAGCACTGGACTTCAAGGTTCGCCAACTACCTCTACACGTCCTGTCCTTGCTGCATGATTTTCAGGGGACTGACCATTGGCTTCATCACCAGCACGTTGTTTTGGCTGATAATCCTCTTCGCTTCGCACGCGGGATCCTGAACGGTCTGCCGCTGAGTATCATCGCATGGCTCTTGCTCGCAATTCTGATCGTCTGGCTGATCCGGTAGCCAAGCCAACCGGCGGCAACGGCTACAAGAAGCTCGCCGCCAACAATGCTGGCCGTAGTGCTGCCGCCGAAGCCAAGCTGGGTCAGAAGTTCATCGACACGCTGTTCGCCGAGAATATCCGGCACAAGGCGCTGCACGGTGGTCGAGGCTCAGCAAAGAGTTGGTCAGTCGCTACCTATCTGCCGATCCGTGCATCCCAAACCAAGAAGCGCATCGTTTGTGCCCGTCAGTTTCAGAATTCGATCCGCGACTCCTCAAAAGAACTGATCGAGAAACGTATCCGCGCTCTCGGCATGTCGAACCAGTACACCATCACCGACCGCTACATCATTCACGACGGCACCAAGAGCCAATTCATGTTCGTCGGCTTGGAACGTAACGTGGAAAGCATTCGATCTCTGGAAGGTGCAGACATCGTATGGATCGAGGAAGCCAAGACGATCTCAGCCAAGAGTATGGAGATCTTGCTCCCGACCGTCCGCGCCGCTGGATCGGAATTGATATGGACGTGGAACCCGGACAAGCCGACCGACCCCGTCGATGCCTATTTCAGGAAAGGCGAGCCTCCGCCGCGCAGTATCGTCACCGAAGTCTCCTACAAGGACAATCCGTTCTTCGAAAATACTGAAATGCCGAACGAGATGCAGGTTCTCCGAGACGGCAATTTCGCGCGCTACCAGCATGTGTGGGAAGGTGCCTATGACATCTCCTACGAGACCAAAGTTTTTACGAGGGTTCGCGTTGGGCGTCCTGAAGTCCCTGCTAATACGGCTCCATACTACGGCATGGATTTTGGTTTCGGCAGTGATCCCTCTTTCGTAGTCAAGGTGTTCGTGTTCTACGACAAAAAGCAGATCTACATCTCCAACGAAGCCTCCGGTCGCGTCACCATGGATCAACTGCCTCACATGGTGAGGTCCGTGACTAGAGAAGATGGTGACCGGGTTTGCTGCGACTCAAGCCAGCCCGGCACCATCGAATTTCTCCAGAGCCGCGGCATCAACGCGATCCCGGCCAAGAAAGGCCCCGGCTCAGTCAAGTCGGGGATCTTGTTCCTGCAAGGTTTCGAGATCATCATCGATCCGAACTGCGAGAAGATGCAGGAAGAAGCGCACCTCTACAGCTGGATGACTGACAAGCTCACCGGCCAAGCCCTTTCGACCCCAGTCGATGCGTTCAACCACGGCTGGGACGCCACGCGCTACGCCGTGGAAGACGTTGCACAGGAAACCGCGCTGGACGATGACGAAAGCGGCGGTGTACTCAAACTGAAGCTATGGTAGGAGAAGTCAATGGGTTGTGGATGTGGTGGTGGTCGCTCCTACGCAAGACGGACAGGAACGACACCGGGAACGAGCCAGCATGCGCCGATCACGCGCCAGATGAACACGCCCCGGACGGATCACTCGCCGCAGTCGGCCCCGCCGAAGGTGGTGCAGGCCAGCGCGCTCGCTGCGCGCCGCAACGCTGTCGTCCGCCGTCAGGTCTGAACCCGATGGACACCGATCTCCAGCGTCTGGCTGACGCCTGCAACCGGGCCGCAGAACACTACTGCGAGCACCCGGCCTCGGCGGAGACCGTTGTCGATATCTATCGCGCCATGGCGGCCTTGGCCTCCATGCTCGATGCCAAGGTCAAGACCATGCCGATCCTGCAAAGGAAACTGCACTGATGGCATTCGGCGATTGGTTCACCAAGAAGAAGCCGGATCGCGAGGACTCAGACGAGCCTGCGTCCCCCATCTACATCATGGGCGGCCAGTCGGTTCGCTTCCTCTCGACCAAGGCGATCTCGACCGCCGATGTGGCGCAGCGCGAATCCCCGCAGCTGTACCGCATCACCAATTTCATCGCCTCCTCCGTGCAGTCGGTGCCGTGGTTCTGCGAAGCCGACCCGAATGCGCAGACCTCTGAACAGGCCCCGCCCGGCAAGATCAAGGCGATCAACGAGCTTCTGAAAAGCCCCAATGACACCTACACCAGCCAGCAGATGCAGTACTGGATCGCGCTGAACCTGATGCTGTACGCGCGAGCGCACTTCAAGGTTGGCGTCGGCACCAACGGTGTCGCCAGCGGTCTCTACCCGCTGGCGGCCAAGCATGTCCGCGGCGTCCTCAACAATCGAGGCGTCGTCGACAAGTATGAGTACGGCTACGGCGAGCAGATGAGCACGTTGCCGTCCCGGCGCACCGCTGAGCGCGGCGGCAACACCGGCATCTCATACGCCGCCGAGATCGCGTTCCCTAGCCTTACGGGCCTTGTTGAATACAACAAGGCCCCGGCGGCCATTGAATCTCTCAGCATCCCATTGCAGATCATCAAGGCGTTGATGCAGCGCGCGCTGGACACGGCGACCGGCCATCCGAACGTCAAGTACGTGATCACGGCCGAGAAGAGCATCACGCGGCAGCAGAAAGAGGCGCTGATCAAGCACCTTGAAGAAGCGACCGCTGGCGGCGAGAAGTCCGGCGAGATCCTGTTCCTCTACAACACCGACGTGAAGGTGCACACGCTGGACAACGGCATGGGCGACATTCACTCCAAACTGCCGCTGGACGACATGACCCGGCAGATTGCTGGTGTGTTTGGCGTTCCCGTCGCGCTGTTGGGTCTCGGTTCGGCCGACGCCGCCAAATATGCCAGCAACTATGTCGAGAGCAGGCTCTCGTACTGGCAGGACACCGTGGTGCCCTGCTATCTGGTGCCGATTGCCTCTGGCATGACGCAAAGTATCTGCCCACCCGGTGCGCGGATCTCGTTTGATCTCGATCAGGTGCCTGCGCTATGGGAAGGCAGGGCGAACCTTGGCAAGACGCTGAGCCAAGTCACGTTCCTGTCCAACAACGAGAAGCGTGACATTCTCGGCTTCGAAAAGAAGGTCGCGTCGGCGACACTAGACGACAATGACAAGCTGCCGCCACCCGATGCCAAGGTGCCGCAGCTGCCCGGCCGCGACGGTGGACCGGATCCTGAGAATCCAGCGGCAGACAATGGCGGGAGAGCCTTGCAATGAAAACGCAGTGGAAAGAGGGCGACAAGATTCAGTGCGATATCTCGTTCAACCCGATCACGTTGAGCGATGCTCCGGGGATTCCCGAAGGCTATATCGCCGGTGTCGCTTCCACTCCGGGTACTGATCGCCACGGCCACAAGGTGATGGCCAAGGCGTTCGACGAGAGCATCAAGGAAAAAGGTCTCGGCGGCCCCGGCGGCGTGCAGCTGCTGATCGGCCACGACTGGAACAAGGTCGGCGGCAAGATCAAGAAGCTGGAGACCGTCAACAACAACCTGCTGCTGGAAGGCCAGCTTTACATGGACGTCTCCTACGTCAAGGACATCCATGCCGTGCTGAAGCAGAACGGCGGGCTGAACTTCTCGGTCGGCTTCACGCTGGAGGAATTCGAATTCAACGACGCCATGGAGAACGACGATGATCCGTGGCTGATCGTGCAAAAAGGCGACCTGATGGAAGTGTCTATCGTGACCTTCCCGGCGCAAAAAGATGCCAAGATGACGTTCATCAAAACTGGGTCGTCCAGTGTCTTGGAATTGGACACTATGGCAGATTTCGAGAAGGCCCTCATGGCCGACGGACTCTGCTCTAGTCGGAGAGAGGCACACAAACTCGCCCTTTGGGCGAAGAGTAATGTGCACCTTCTCCAGCCGAAGACGTCCTTGCTGACGGAAAAGGCGAAAGCTGAAACCGCGCATCCCTTGCTGGATGTATCCATGCTCAAGCCGATGGCCGACCTGATCGCCAAGGCACGGGCGCAACTCCCTTAAACGCAAGGACGTCATCATGAACAAGGACAGGGTTAACGCTCTCAAGTCGAGCGTCTACAAGGGTGCATTCCTCACCAAGGAAGCTCCCGCCGACACCAAGACCGCAGAGGCTTTGATGAAGCCACTGCTCGACGAGATGGCGAATATCGTCACGGCGCTGGAGAAGGCCAAGACGGATTCGGAGAAGCAATACACCGATCTCAACAACCACTTCGGCGGTGTCAAAACCACCAGCGAAGAGTTGAAGGCAACGGTGCAGAAGCACGCGGCCGATTACGCCGAGATGATCACCAAGCAGCAGATGCTTCAGCAGGCGTTGGATCAGGTGAAGAAGGAGCTTGACGCTCCGATCATCAAGGGCGGCAAGGATCTGGAGACCAGCGACCGCGAGGCCGCCATCGAACTCCAGCGCCGGGCCTACCTGTTCAAGGGCGGCAGCGAGTGGGACTTCAAGCCGGACCTCGACAACCTCGTCAACGCCACGCACTACCGTTCCGCGGTGCGCAAGATGATGCAGGTCGGTATCGAGCCGAAGGCGAAGATCGTCCGCACCTTCACCCCGGAAGAGACCAAGGCGTTCGAAGCCTCCAGCCTCGACTCGGCGCTGTTCAGCCCTGAGATGCTGGGCATCGAGATGAACTGTATCGTTGAATGCGCTGAACTGCTCGACCTCTACAACTCGGTCAGCGTCGGCAAGTCGCAGTTCATGTATCCGCAGGTCAACGACTACGGCGCAATCGGCCAGTACGATTGCGATGCCAAGTGCGATGCGGAGTACGGTCCTGAAGGCAACATCACCTTCAAGAACGGTGCCGTCTCGGACTTCCGCGGCGTGTTCTGCTTCCAGCGCAAGGTGCTGGCGGAAGCCAACTACGACCTCCTCAACTTCATGTACAACGCAGCTGCGCGGTCCTACCGGATCAACCGCAACCGCGCCACCATGGTTGGCGATGGCATCAACGAGCCTCTCGGCTGGTTGACCAATGACTGCTTCGTCAAGCGTGCAACGCCGTCGAACCTGCCGACCCACGTCGACTTCCGCCTCTATCAGGGCGGCGTCCCGCTGGAGTACGGCGAGGTCACCACGGTCATGCACCAGAACACCTTCGCCTACTTCGCGGCGATGGTGGACAACACCGGACGCTTCCTGTTCGGCGATGGTCTGATGACCTACTCCCCCGACGATGTGCGCGAGCGCATCCGTATTTCCAACTGTCTGCCTGACCCGACGCAGGGTCTGACGCTTGGGACCGCGGCCGCTCCGTTCGTCACCGGGTCGTTCATCTCCGCGACAGGCGCATGGAAACAGGCGTACTATGTCGTCAACAAGCGCCCGCTCTGGATCGAGCAGTGGGAAGGCAAGAGCACCGCGTGGTGCGTTGCTTACTCGTTCGGTGCCGAAGATGGCGGTTTCGTTGCGTGCTGCCCGGCGGCGTCGATCCTCACGGTCGGCCCGTAAGCGCCACAGCAACAGCAACCCTTCATCAGGAGTATTGAACCATGAACTTGAACGGTGCATCCCAGCATCAGGGAATCGTCGTCTGGTCCGGCACGGCTGCCGCGCCCGTCGATATCCGCAAGCACAACAACTACAGCTTCACGTTCCACACCACGGCAGATCTCGCCGCGGACGTGGAGTTTCACTTCCAAGCGGCTCCGGCAAGCGATGTCGACCCCTGCGTCCCCGGCGCGTTCTTGCCGGTCTACGAGGTGCTGACTTGCGTGGCGGCATTCGTGCCTCCTCCGGCGGTACTGCCGGTTGCAACCATCGTGATCCCGGCAGGGACCAAGAAGGGTGCGATCTGTACGGCAGCACTGCCGTGCAAGCCTGACGCCTTCGTGCAACCCGTTGCCGGGGCCGGTCCGACTGCCAGCGTTCAGGTGGTCGCGATCCTGTCCGGCCCGCGCTAACCGGAACAGCTGACGTGGCTGCCCGAAAGGGCAGTCACGATCCGCTCCATCAGGGGAAACCACCATGACTATGGTTAACGTCGCTACCCAGAACGAAGGGCATGTTGCGTGGATATCTGCCATCAGCAACAAGGCCGTCGATATCCGTCGTCATGTCGGTTTCGGTTTCACCTTCACGGCCGACAGTGACATCACCACCGATGCGGTCTTCGAAGTCCGGGCCGCACCGCCAAGCGATATTGATCCGTGCGTCGAAGGAATCTTCCATGACATCGAAGAGGTCTTTGCCTGTTCGGCGTCGTGGGGTGCCGTGCCCGCGGCCAAGTCGCTGATCGTCGTTCCCGCCGGGGTCAAGAAGGGTGGCGTTTGTACCGCCACGCTGCCGTGCAAGCCGGATGCCTTCGTCAAGGTGTTTCCGGTCAGCGGCGACACCGGCAAGATCGAGATCGTTGTCACCCTGTCGGGTCGCAAATGAGAGTGCCGGTCGGCAAAACGCTACGAGTCGGCCCCGGCGACGAAGTCGTTATCCGGGGCCAACTTCCTACCGCGGCCAAGCTTGGCCGTCTCTTCGTGTTCGCATCCGATAACGGTGCGAAGTTCAGTCCCTACGTTCCGAACGTCGCCGACATCATCGTGTCCAACGGCATGCCGACGATGCTGTCTCCACTGTCGATGCGACTGCTGACCGGGCGGTCGGATCGCGAGATCAAATTCAAGGCCGATATCGACGGCTTCATTCAGGTGATGCAGGAGGTCGATGAAGCGACCGATCCGCTTGCCGTGGTGAAGCTGAGCCGCACGATCAATCCTGATCTGGGCTGGGTCGATTGGGCCAAGCGAAAGTTTACACCGTGGCAGACACCGAAACATTTGTTGTGATGCAGGTCGCAAGTGGGAAGGGGTCGGACAGCCAGTGGTTCGATTACCGTCCAACCTTCTTCTCGGATCCGATACGGATCGAGTGGCCGGACGACACCATGTTTGCCGCCCTGCCGTCCGAAGCGGCCGGATATTTGTTGACCCACGGGTACGCCCGGCCGATGACGGAGGCAGAGGTCGAGGCGTATACTGCCCCGGCGAAGCCGCCGGAGCCACCTCCGCAACTCAAATCCCGCAAGCGGGAGAAGGAGACCACCGATGATTCGAGCAACTTGTAACAGCGGCTGTAAGCCGAACTCGGCCGTGCCTCTCGCACCGCCGCCCTGCTACACCTGTGTGGCACCGTCCACGCCCTAGTGCTGTGAACTGAAATACCGGGGGCCTAGCGGCCCCCGGACTTCCAATCAAACGGAGCGCGCAGCCATGATGCATTTTACGGTCGAGGATTCCAGCGCGGTCGATGCCCAGTGCATGAAGTGCTGCTGCCAGAAACTCAACCTCAAGCCGGGTACCGTGACGAAGGTCTCGGTCGGCTATGCGCCATGGGCGGTGCCGATTGGCCAGCTGCACTGCGCGCCGCAGTTTCAGCTTGAGCAGATGGACACCTGTCCGGTGCCGGTCGGATCAAATGTGCCGCCGCAGATCGTGTCCGATCCGAAGTTCTCGGTCGAGATCAACACGCTGCTGGAGAACACGCTCACCAACATGATCCGCGACCCGGAGCAGACGCCGCTGAAGTTCAAGGCGCTGCCGCTGTACGGCACCAAGCACGGCAAGCTGGATCTGCTGGAGGACGGCGCGTTCTCCTATATGCCGATGGCCAACTACAAGGGTGAGGATCGGTTCTACGCCTCCGCCAGCGACGGCCATAGCAACACCATTTTCGAGGTCATGATCGGTATCGGCATCGAGACCGACAACATCAGCGCCACGCCCAGCATCAGCATCGGCCCGGCCACGGTCGACAACCGCTACTTCAACGTCAGCTTCCCGGTGGCGGTCTCCCCGGCCGCCAACGAGTGCGAGGTCTGGCGCTTGACCGTGCTCCAGACGGCAATGGACTGCGCCTGTACCTGCTACAGCCGCACCGATTGCTTCGACATCGGCATCGCCGCATGCTGAGAACCATCCCGAACAAGCCGCTCGACACGCCGCCGATTCCCATCGGCGAGGAGAAGGCGCTTGACTGGGACGTTCGACTGGGGATCGACATGATCCGCAGCCACGCCAAGATCGATGACATTCCGTCGGTCACGGACGAGCAGCTGCGGCTCTACCGGAGCGCGGCGCTGGACTCGGCTGAGCACTACACAGGTCTGTTGCTGCGCGTCCAGCGTACGGTGACGGAGATCATCGAGGGGCCGAACCCGAACCGGCTCCGGCCCTACGTCACCACCTACACGCATCGACTCATGTATCCGGTCTCCGACGGCTACGTGTACCTCTATGGCGGCAACCACATCGTCGACAACGCCACGTTCCGGGTCATGCCCGGCAGCCGCAAGGTCAAGGTGCCGATCAAGAAGGACATGATCGACATGTCCAACTGCTGTGACCCGTGCGGCTCGTCAGGTGGAGTCAACGGCGGCATGCTGGCGGCCTATCGCGCTGGCTACAAGTCGGCCGACGACGTGCCGACGACAGTCATCCTTGGGATGTTGCAGTTCATGACATGGTGCGTCGAGCACCCCGGCGACGAACTGCTGACCCAGCGCAGCCGCATTGAGACCCGCGCCGGTCTCGCTGGTCTTCAAGGCAGCAACAACATCGCCATGATCTCGGGTGCCATCGAGACGTGGCGGATCCTCGACAACGAAGCGTGGTGATCTGTGAGAAAATACGCGCAGCGTAAAGTCATCAAGTGGCAGACCCGGTCCAAGGGGGACGGCAAGAAGTCGCCGACCTATCAGTCGTGGCATGCGATGATCTATCGCTGCACGAAGTCGACGGAGCCACGCCGTGAGAAGTACTATCGCCAGACCATCGTGTGTGACCGCTGGCTGAACTCGTTCGATGCCTTTGTCGAGGACATGGGCGAACGGCCGGAAGGCAAGACGCTGGATCGTTGGCCGGATACGACTGGCAACTACGAGCCGGGCAACTGCCGTTGGGCGACACCGGCGCAGCAGTCCGCCAACTCTCGGGCCGCTCGCATTCTGAACGTAGGAGACTTCACAGGAAGCGTGGCCGAGTGGTGCGCAGCCTTGAAGCTCAATCGCAAGACTGTCGATACACGTCTTCATCGCGGCTGGTCGCCGTATGAAGCCTTGTACGGGAGGTGAGTCATTAAAGACCCCGGTGCGCCTAAAATTAACGAGATGAAGCACAGGGTCGCCCTGTGCACGCAGCACGACGTCGTGATGGATTCCAAGACGATGGTGCTGCACCGCTCCAAGGTTCTTTGGTGCTGGGCGCGTGTCAAGTCGCACTACGGTCTGCCGTTCTTTATCGGACAGCAGGGCTACACGATCTCGGATCCTGTGACCAAGGCGACCCATGCCATCACTATCCGCAACGGGTTGGTCGATAACATCACCAACACGGCGTACGTTTACGAGGAATTCCGCAAGAGCGCGCCGCGTTGGTACAAGGTGCTTGGTGTCTCGGAGCCGGACAAGTTTCTGGTGCTGACGTGCCGCCTGATCGAGATCTCCGACATGGCTAACCCGCCGCAGGGCGCGTTCGCGCCGCAGCCGACACGGGTTGACCTATGAGCGGGTTCAGCATCGAGTTCTCACCGTGGGGTCAGTTTCACGCCCGCAAGAAGCGCGAGGAGATTCACAGATGGTTGTGGGGGATTGGCTTCGCCGGTTCGGAGGCGTTCAGGTCGGGCATGGGTCACTACCCGCCGTCGAGCGCGCCGGGGGCGTGGCCGAACAACCGAACCGGGCGACTGAACAAATCGATCCATTTCGAGGCGACCGGCGATTCTGTGACTATTGGCACCAGCATGCCCTACTCAGGCTTTTTGCGGAGCGGCACCAGCAAGATGGCCCGCCGCAAGATGAGCGATAACGCGCTGGAAGAAGGCATGAAGGGCAGCCGCTTGGGTAAGTGGGTCGGGTGGAGCCGGGGCGGGCTGGGTGAGTGAACGTCAGCCGGTCTCAAGCGTTGGGTCGGCGGAGCCACAAGGCTCCGTAACCCAAGGAGTGCTATGATGACCGATCAGGATAAGAATCAGCAGGCGGACGAGAGCAAGCAGCAGAAAGAAGATCAGCTGCGCGCCGCGGCGAAGCCATTGAAGGCCACAGGATTCAGTAATGAGCAGATCGCTCAGCAGCTGAGTGCCAAGCACCAGATGGCGGCCGCCGACATCGAGGCGGTTCTCGACCAAGACAAGGAAGACGATAAGTAGATGGACGCACGGGTACCCCCCGCGAAACAGAAGTTTCTACCTGCGCTAGCTGAACAGCTAGCGCAGTGGTTTCCTGAGACCAATGGCCGTGCTCTGGCTGTGTCCGAAGTGTCGATCACCAAAGACAACGTGCCGACACTGCCGTTGGTGATGACCGCGTTCATCCGCTCGACCGCGGATCCGAACGAGCAGGGCAACCTCGACAACTTCGAAATCACCGACACCTTCATTGTCGATTTCTGGCTTGAGCCAGCGCGCTACAAGAAGTCCAACGGCAGCGAGACGCCGTTCTGGAGCTACTACGACTACGAGCAGATTCGTGACACGCTGCTGTGGAAGATGGGGCGCTGGGAGCCACCGGGCTGTGAAATGATCTCCTATCGCGGCATGACCATCGAGGCTGAGCCTCTGGCCGTGACGCTAACATTCACCTTCATGGCGTATTTCCGTTGGGTCGCGCCAAAGGTGATGGACGACGATGTCCAGATCATAACGAGCATCCCGTTCAACATGTGCGCTCCGTTGTCGGATTGCTGTGATCCTGAGTGCTTGGACGACAAAGACCCGTGCCCGTAACTGCTCGCTTCTCATCCCCTACAAACAGGAGGCCGAACATGGCCATGATTTATGTGAAGACGAAGCCCGGTCGCCGGGCTTACTTTGAAGGCAAGATCATTCCAGAAGATCAGTTCGTCCCGGTGACGGACAACCCGTACATTCGTCGTTTGGCCGACCACTGGGAAGACATCGAAGTTCAGGGTGGGTCGGATAGAAGTTCGCCGTCGCAGTCCAAGTCCAAGACGGTGGAAAAAGGCCCGACCGCTCCGGTTCCCGGCGGTGGTCGTCACACGATCCAGCCGACTGGGGAGCAAGGCCCCGGTACTGGTGCCCCGAAGCCCCGCGATTAATCTAAACCCTAACCCGCCGACCCGGCGAAAAGGAGCGACCCCATGTCAATCGACAGCCTGCGGTCCGGCGCGATCCGCATCTGCTTCGACCCTTCCCTCAACGCCTACAAGAGCAAGTGCCGTATTCTGATCGAAGGTCAGATGCTCGACACTGGCACCGCGACTTCCGGTGCTCTGCTCAAGATCCCGTCGCTGCGTGATGCGGACATTCTCTTCGGAGAAGGCAGCATCATCGCCGAAGGTCTTAAGACGGCGTTCCTGTGCTGCCCCAACCACGCGATGGAGTTCTACGCTCTGCCGTGGAAGGACGCTGATGTTGGTGCCGAACAGGCAGCGGCGTACACGCTGACCTTCACCGGCACCGCAGAGAGCGACGGCCGTGTCGATCTCTTCACGGTCGATGGCCGCTACAACACCTCGACCCGCGTGCACGAAGGTGACACGGCGGACGAGATCGCCACCAACGTGGCGCTGGCGCTCAACAGCGAACCCGGCCTCCCGATGGAGGCTGTCGCCGCGGCTGGGGTCATCACGCTGACGTACAAGAACAAGGGTACCGTCGGCAACGCCACCAACTT